AAGAAGTATACAAGAATGTAAAGGAAGTAATAGCAGTATTAAATGATGCTCCTTCAGATGATGATTGGTTATTAAACACTAGTGAGAAGTGGTGTAGAGATCGTGCCATCTATTTGGCATTGATGAAATCTATTGCACTTGCTGATGGACAAGATGAGAAGGAAGGAAGAGATGGTATACCAAAGATTCTTTCAGATGCATTAGCAGTTTCATTTGACAACAACATAGGACATGACTATCTCCAGGACTATGAAGAAAGGTACGAATCGTATCATAGGAAGGAAGAGATGGTATACCAAAGATTCTTTCAGATGCATTAGCAGTTTCATTTGACAACAACATAGGACATGACTATCTCCAGGACTATGAAGAAAGGTACGAATCGTATCATAGGAAGGAAGATAAGATTCCGTTTGATCTCGAATATTTTAACAAGATTACGAAAGGTGGTATTCCTAATAAGACTCTTAACATCGCTCTTGCTGGGACAGGTGTGGGTAAGTCTTTGTTCATGTGTCATATGGCTAGCGCCAGTCTGTTGCGAGGATCTAACGTACTCTATATTACTATGGAGATGGCAGAGGAGAAAATTGCTGAACGTATTGATGCGAACCTTCTGAATGTGAATATACAGGAGATCACAGATCTACCTAAACCAATGTTTGATAATAAGGTAACTGCTCTTGCCAAGAAGACACAGGGTCAGTTAATTATTAAAGAATATCCTACTGCATCTGCTCATTCAGGACATTTTAAAGCATTACTAAATGAACTTGCATTGAAAAAATCATTTAGACCTGATATAATATTCATAGATTATCTTAACATCTGTGCATCATCCAGATATAGAGGAAACTCATCAGTCAACTCCTACTCTTACATCAAAGCGATCGCGGAAGAACTACGGGGTCTCGCAGTTGAGGCGAACGTTCCGATTGTATCTGCCACTCAAACTACTCGTAGCGGCTTTGCTAGTTCTGATGTCGACCTTACTGACACCTCTGAGTCTTTTGGACTCCCTGCTACTGCTGACCTTATGTTTGCCCTTATTTCTACAGAAGAGTTGGAAGCATTGGGACAAATATTAGTTAAGCAGTTGAAGAATAGATACAATGATCCTACTATTAATAAGAGATTTATTATTGGTATTGATCGTGCTAAGATGAGATTATATGACGTTGAGCAAAAGGCACAGGCAGACCTACTTGACAGTGGCCAAGAAGAAGAGTATGATGCTTTAGCAGAGAAAGCTTTTAAAGACAAGAAAAAGTTCAATGACTTCAAATTCTGATCCCTATCCAGCACTCGGCAGTAATTACCGAGAACCAATTGAAACGTACACAACAAATAGAGGACTCACTCTTACTGCAGAAGAAGTGGTAGCATTGAGAGATCTTTTATCTCATGTTCCAGACCCTAGTAATGAAGTAGTTTCATTGTATGACAAGGTAAAAGTACTATGACTGTAGATCCAAAGAAGTATCTTGAATTTGTTAATCAAGTTACAAGTAATGAATCAAAGGATGGAATTGCCTTTGTAAATCGTCTTCGTGATTTGGAGGGTGATGACTGTGAGATTCATCGTCTATTAACTGCTGCTGTTGGTATCAGTGCAGAAGGTGGTGAGTTTATGGAGATTGTTAAGAAGATTATATTCCAAGGTAAACCATATAATGAAGAGAATGTTTTTCATATGAAGAGAGAACTGGGTGATATTATGTGGTATCTTGCTCAGGCATGTATGGCACTTGATACTGACTTTGATGAGTTGATGTCAATGAATGTTGAGAAGTTAGGAGCACGTTATCCAGAAGGAACATTTGATGTTCATTATTCTGAGAATAGAAAAGCAGGTGATCTATGAAGTATCCTGTAGATATTGATGCAGGAAATGCCTTTGTAGAAAGATTAAAAACAAAAGCACCTGCCATTGGAGGATTTAGTGGTGCTTTTAAAATACCTACTGGATATGAGAAACCTGTACTAATATCTGGTACTGATGGAGTTGGTACAAAATTAAATATAGCCAGAATCTTTAGCGACCATACAACTATAGGAATTGACTTAGTTGCGATGTGTGTTAATGATGTAATCTGTTGTGGTGCCAAACCATTATATTTTTTAGATTATATTTCTACTGGTAAGATCAATGATAAAGTATTAGATCAGTTAATGGAAGGCATTCTTAAAGGATGTGAGATAGCAGGTGTAGAACTTATTGGTGGAGAGACTGCTGAACATCCTAAAGAAGGAGGTAGAGGAGATTGGATGACTATGGATATTGCAGGATTTTGTACTGGTATTGTAGAAGAGAATGAAATAATAGATGGTAGTTTGATTAAGAAGGGTGATAAGATTATTGGTTTTGAGAGTAGTGGGTTGCATAGTAATGGATATAGTATGATTAATGATATGCTTTGGAGACATAAGATATTTTATAAAGAGACTCCTGAGTTGATTACACCTACTACAATCTATGCTCCTTTGATTGCTAGGTTAAAGGAAGAGATTCCTATTCTTGGTATGGCACATATTACTGGTGGTGGTCTCCTGGAGAATGTTTTAAGGTGTTTACCAAAAGGATTATCTGCACATATTGATTGGAACTCTTGGTCTATGCCAGAGATATTTCATAAGATCATGCTTGCTGGTGAGATACCAGAAGAAGAAATGAAGAGAGTATTTAATCTTGGTATTGGTTTTTGTATTGTGGTTCCACCTGACGTTGAAGTTAAAGAAGGTATTGAAATAGGTACTGTTGAATAAATACTTAGAAAGTATTAGACATGGCAGGAGTTAAAGAAGGTAGTGTAATGGAAGGCATCTTTGCCATGTATTGTGCTGCTTATTTAATTGATCCTGAGAGTGGAAAGAGTAAGAATAAGATTGAAAGTTTTATTAATGATTTAAGAGTAGATACTTCGTTGGGTGACTTATTGACACCAGGAAAAAAATCTGTTGATTATAATAAAACTTTCCCACAACATGCTGGACCTGCTAAGAAACATTTTGGTGGTGGTAATAGTCCTCTTAGTATAGTATCTGGTAAGGATGCTAAGGTGATGATAAAAAATTCTCCAAAATATAAAACGTTAGCAAAGAATCTACCTAATGCAGAGAAATTTTTTGAGAGTGTTAAGGTCGTAGGATACCCTGATTTTACACAGGTTATATTGAAAGTCAGAGTAAAGGAAGCAGAAACAGGAGATTATTATGGACCCAATCTACAAAAATTACTTGATGAGGAAGTATCGAAAGGTAAAGTTACATCAGGAGCGAAATATGAAAGTATTAAACAGCGTATGAAGTTTTTAATAAACAATAAAGAGAGTGCATTCTTTAGAAGTTTGAAAGCTTCTAAAGAAAGATACTTAAAGAATAAGGAATCTGATGTGATACATTGGACAGTAGATGCTGATGGTATTGGTGGTGAAGTCTCTCATGGAGAAATAAAACAGGATGTTACGATTAAAATTCTAGCTGATGGGATAAAGGTTCTTGAAGAAGAACTTAACTTCTCACTAAAAGCAAGTAGTATTACTATACATGGTGGAGGACTTTACGACACTATGGAAGAAGTATATAAGATGTTTAAGGGTACTATACCTGAGACCAAGCGTCAGGAAGGTGTAGATTTTATGAAGGATATCTATAATAAAAAGAGTGACAAATATGCAAGGAAAGATGCGATAGATGCTTTATGGAAACTTATAGGTCAGTCTATTCCTACTCAACCTGATGTAAGTAATAGTGATTATTGGTGGGGTGTTCTTGAGAAAAGATTGTATGGTTCTTCTGCAGAGTACAATGGTAGGATTCAATTGCTTGAAATGAATCAGAAGGAATTAAGAGAAATAACTAAGGATAATTTTTTAAGATTGAAGAGAAGTGGTGTGAAACTTTACCCACAGTATAGAGAATCAGCACCAACTGCATCATCTCCTGGTGATATTCGTATTATGCCACAGTATGTTAATGGTACGTTTGAATCAAATACAAAAAATTCTGTATTTCAGATGAGACCTTCTTATCTTAATTCGGGACCTAAGGATGAAAATGGTAAAAGACATGGTAAAGGATATCCCAATAAAATCTTTATTGAACTAGGTGGAGTTAATTCTATAGTCCATGACGAGAATTATCAGAAATACCTAGACAAAGGACTTGTCTAAATACTACTACGGTAAGAAATAATAATGAAGTCTTTCCTACAATTTTTATCAGAGGCACCTAGAACGTCCCGAGCCGTCGAGAAAGCACGACAGCTTGGGTTTGTTAGTGATGGCCATGGAAACTGGTATGATTCT